TACACTCCTGATGTGTTCAAACCAACAAACGATGAAACCAATAACCCATTCTAAGAACTATGACACGAACACTATTCTTTGATATAGAGACCAACCCGATTAACGATTGGTCTACCTACTCAGACTTACACACCGTACACTGTCTATCTATCTACGACCCAATGATCCCTAAGATGCTGACGTTTCACGGGGAAAGTATCGAGCGTGGATTACTAGAGCTACAGAAAGCAGAGCGTATCGTCGGACACAACGTCATCGACTTTGATATACCTGCGTTGAAGAAGCTGTACGGTTTCTCACCACCACTGATTAAAGTACTGGATACACTTGTTGTTAGTCGATGTGTGTTTCCTGATCTACGGAACGATGACTTCGGACGGAACGGATTCGATAAAGCACTCGTTGGCAGTCACTCGTTAAAAGCGTGGGGACACCGGATGGGCAGCACAACGAAGCTGACATACGGAGAGGAAGACGGAGCGTTCGATGAGTACAACGATGAGATGCGTAAGTACTGTGAGCGTGATGTTATCGTTACTCAGTTGTTGTACGATTACTTATTCAAGCAGAACCCAAGCAAAGAGATGATAGCTATAGAACATTGGTTCAAGTTTGTTATTTGTATGCAAGAGCGACACGGGTTTAAGTTCGACTTAGATAAAGCAGACGTACTGACTGCCAAGCTGATGGGTATCCGAGCGAAGCTGACCACTGAATTACAAGACGCTTGGAAACCAACAGAGGTGGAGATGAAAAGCCCGGCAGGGTGGACGCTCACAACAGACCAAGCAACGTACGAAGGTAAGACAAAGAACGACATCAAGCTACAACTAAAGGAAGCTGGTGAAGTACAAGCACTCGTTAAGAATGCAGTGAAGACTGGTAACGCTGTGAAAGAGATACCGTTCAACCCCGGCAGTCGTAAGCAGATCGCTGAACGATTGATGGGTCTTGGATATGAACTGCCTACTGAGAACGACGGAGTATCTTATAAGGTAGATGAATCTGTATTACGTGGTATCGACCACCCTATAGCAGAGGATTTGTTATCGTATCTACTCGTACAGAAAAGACTTGGTCAGTTAGCAGAGGGTCAACAAGCGTGGCTCAAGCTACAAAAGAACGGAGTGATACACGGTAGCGTCAACACTAACGGAGCAGTCACGGGTAGATGTACACACAGCAATCCTAACGTGGCACAAGTACCAAGTGTACGAGCTGAGTTCGGATCAGAGTGTCGTGAGTTATTCACAGTGCGTAACGGTTACAAGTTAGTAGGGTGTGACGCATCTGGACTTGAGCTTCGTATGCTTGCCCACTACATGGCGTTCTACGACGGCGGAGAGTACGCTAAGATTGTTACGGAAGGAGATGTACACACCGTTAACCAAAAGGCAGCAGGTCTGGAGACACGTGACCAAGCTAAGACATTCATCTACGCTTTGTTGTACGGAGCAGGTGACGAGAAGATTGGTAACATAGCAGGTGGTAATGCACAGCTTGGACAACAACTAAAGCGTAAGTTCTTCAGCAGTCTACCAGCACTCGCTCGTTTACAAGCTGATGTACAACGAAAGGTAAAGCACGGTGGAGAGTTGATCGGTCTGGACGGACGCATCCTACCGATACGCAGTAGTCACGCAGCACTGAACATGTTATTACAATCGGCAGGTGCTGTGTGTATGAAAGTAGCGTTGATCCAACTGTTTCATTTACTGAATGGATTGAGGTGGCAACACGGCAGAGAGTACGCATTCGTAGCTAACATACACGACGAGTTCCAAGCAGAGGTAACACCTGATAAAGCAGAAGCGTTTGGTAAGTTAGCAGTAGAATCTATCCAACACGCAGGCAAACAACTGAAGCTGAACGTACGTTTAGACGGTGAGTATAAGATCGGTAACAACTGGGCGGAGACACATTGATGACAGAGATAGAATATGATATGTACACTACCCTTGCCAATGTCTATGATACACAAGACCTTACAGTTAACTACGACTGGAGACAACAATACAACGATAAGATGCCATCTTCAAACGCACAACGGATCGGAGCGATAGCTGAGACACGATTCATCGCTGAATGTTTAGAGCGTGACTTTGAACCACACACCCCTACAACGCCGATGCCTTGGGACTTCATTGTCACTTGTCCAGCAGGAGACTTAAAGGTGCAAATCAAAAGCACAAGCGTTCGGGACAAGTCAGCTTACACAGTCAACTCATCATGCGGAGCAAGCTTCAAAGGATATATGTCTGATGATATAGATGTTGTAGGTATTTATATCTCTCCATTAAAAGAGTGGTGGATGATACCGAGATACTTAATAAAGAGTAAGACGATCAAGTTATACCCTGATAACCCAAGTAAATCTAAATACAAGAAATACCAAAACAACTGGAGTGCCTATTATGAGTAAAACCAAAACAACATTACTAATTGATGCAGATGTATTAGCTTTTGAAGCGTCAGTAGTAGCAGAAGAATCAATCCAATGGAAAGACGAACTGTGGACTGTACACGCAGACATGGCATTAGCCAAAGCACGTGTGGTCAACCGCATCGTAGAGTTCCAAGAACAATTAAAGACAGAGAATGTAGTACTGTGTCTGAGTGACCGTGCGAACTTCCGTCGTAAGCTTAACCCAGACTACAAAGCAAACCGTGCTAAGTCACGCTTGCCTATCATCTTACGACAAGTAAAGCAGTGGATCATCGACGAGTTAGGTGGTGTGTTGTGGGCGAACCTTGAAGCAGATGATGTTATCTCTATCCTTGCTACAGATAAAGCGATGGATGAAGAGACTATCGTTGTTAGTATAGACAAAGACTTCAAGAGTGTGCCGGGTATCTTCTACGATTATAACCGTGGAGAGTACCACCAACCAAGTGAGGAAGAGGCGGACAACTATCACTTGATACAAGCTATAGCGGGAGATCACACGGATGGATACAGCGGAGTACCCGGCGTGGGTGTGGTGAAAGCGGAACGGATGTTGGAGAAGGATGGCTACACATGGGACACTGTTGTTAAAGCTTACGAAGAAAAAGGACTCACCGAACAAGACGCACTGATGAACGCTTGGATGGCACGACTACTCCGAGCTGATAACTATTGTTTTAGAACTAATACTATTAAAAGATTATGGACACCGAAGAATTACCAAACCAAGGATACACTAAAAATTTCTCAACAGGGGCTAAACGTGACGGGGACATTGGACGGGGACGACCCAGCCTTATTCCTCCAGTCGCCTTACGCAGTCTCGCAAAAAGATTTGAAGATGGCGGAAAGCTTTACGGAGACAACAACTGGAAACGAGGTTTCCCTTTAAGTAGATTATATGACTCGATGTTTAGACATTTGTTGGGGCTGGCTGAGGGGGACAACTCTGAAGACCATGCGGGTGCTATCTTGTGGAATGCGTCAGCTTGGTGCTGGACTGAAGAAAAGATTAAAGAGGGAAAGCTCCCGTCGGAACTGGACGATCTAGGATACAGAGATGAGTGACCACGAAATAGTATTACCCGCTCTGTCGCAGGAGCTAATCAATAAACTTGACAAACTATTCCCTGATAAATGTCCACTGTTGACAGACCCTGAAAGGGAGGTATGGTATAAGGTAGGACAAAGAAGTGTAATTAATTATTTACAACAGACTTACGACGACCAACTCGAACAAGATATAGTAACTAAACAAGTACAGAAATAGCCATGTGTTTTGCATCACCTCCTCCGCCACCACCACCGCCGCCTCCTCCTCCCCCTCCCCCTACTGCTACTGCTGAAAGAGTTGAATCAACACGAGCAATGGCAAGTGCGGCAGATAAAAAGAGAACTGGAACTCGTAAGTTAACTGCTACCCGTCGCCCTAGTCTCGGTATGCAAGGCGGACAAAGTGGTGTACAATTAACTTCGTAACCATTATATAAAGATATGATTAGTTTAGATAAGAAGACGTTGTTAAGCGACGCTACTGGAACCGGGGCAGGCACTGAGTTCAATACTGAGCGTACAAAAAGTTGGACATTCATAGTTAGTACTTCTGTTGCAGGAGCAGCTACGATAGATATTGAAGCGTGGATTGGTGAAGCTTGGCATGTTATTCACAGTCAGAGCGTTACAACAGATGGATCATTTATGATTCGTGATGACCACGGACACTACGAAAAGCTAAGAGCTAATGTCTCCGCTTACACCGCAGGTACTCACAGTGTTTTTGCTACTGGTTCCGTGGCCTCCCTATAAGTATGTCTCTCATCTTCACATCAGGATTCGTTAAACCTAATGCTGTATTAGATAAACCCGGTAACTTAGAACGCCCTGCTTTCGGGACGCTCTACGGATTCGACGCACCACAAGATGAAGTCATAGACGGAGCAATCTTTACGGAGTTTGGAGAGGCGTTGACAACTGAACAACTAGAAATATTATTATTTGAACCCGCTTAATACTCATGGCTAATAAAAAGATTACCGAACTTACGGAGCTTACAGCACCAGTCGGTGCAGACATTCTCGCAATCGTTGACGACGTAGCCGGAACCGCAACAACTAAGAAAGTATCCGTTACCAATTTAATGGGGCAAGCATCTGCCTCTAACTTATCAAGTTACGACTTTAACGGAAACGCTATCAGTAATTTTGACGCTTCAATCAATGATCAAACAGGAACCACCTATACACTAGTAGCTGGCGACAATGGTAAAGTAGTAGTGTTAGACAATGCTTCTGCTGTAACTGTCACAGTACCAAGCGGTTTGGGAGCAGGGTTTAATTGCAGCTTCGTACAAAAGGGAGCAGGTCAAGTGTCGTTCAGTGCTTCAGGAACTACTATCAATAACAGACAGTCCCACACCAAGATCAATGCTCAGTACGGAGTAGCTAGTGTAGTTGCTTACGCAGCTGATACATTCGTCTTAGCTGGAGACACTGCTTCTTAATGTACGCTATTCCTACATTTGGATTAGGTATAGTAGCTAGTCCTACTGTTGTCTCTGTATTTGACGGCTCTTTAACATTCCCAACCATCCAAGTATTCGACACAGAGGCTGAGTTTATCGATCAAGCGGACGCACCTCAATACACAATCGTCCACGCAAAAGACACCGATAGGTTGTATGTTTGGGACGGTAGTAATTGGGTGGTATATAATCAGAATTAATAATTAACATGAGTGTATTAACAAGTTACGCATCGCAATCAGCTAGAGATTCAGCAGCACCAGCATCTAGCAATACAGGTCTTTGTATATTTCGATCAGACACTAAAGCAATAGAAGTATCGGACGGTACTAACTATCTGACATACAATAATGACGGTATTACTTACGACTTCTCAGCATCTAATAGTCACAGTGGCGTATTTGATGGCAGTGCTGATTGGGTAGTAGTAGGCACGATGAGCGAGTTAAATACATCTAGTGATTTTAGTTTTACTGCTTGGTTTAATTTAGACGGAAGTCCAAGTAACGAATCCTTAATGGGGGCTGGTTCAGGCACTACATCAAACAGGGTTTGGGTTGCTATAAATAATTCTACATCAATTCGTATAGGTGTAGGAACTGCTTTCGATGATTTTACTGTTTCGACATTAACTACTAACGGTACTCAATGGTATCATTTAGCCGCTACTATTTCAGGCACTACAGCAACTCTTTATTTAGACGGTTCATCAGTTGGTACGGCTACTTGTAACAGCCCGACAAGCACAGCTTTCAATGATTTAAGATTAGGAGCTTTAAACGGAACGGGGTCTTTTGGCGGCAACACAAATCCGTTCGGGGGATACTTAGATGAGGTGTCTCTTTTTAATCGAGCAATCACTAGCACAGAAGTAAGTAACATCTACAACAATAAAGTATATGTAGGGCCTACCGCTATGTATCGTTTGGATGATGGTGTAACGGACGAAACTGGAAACTACGACGGAACTAATAACGGTGTAACGTTTAGCACTACCGACAAACCATACTAATAGATATGAACAATAGAACATATGTAATAGCAGATACTTCCGAGGTTAGTGGTTTTGACTTTAGCCAACTCATCGACATCGATGAATCGTACAGCCGTAAGAGCTTAGACAGTTCAAAGATATTAGCACGATACGAAGGCACACAACCATTCTTTCTGCTCGGCAAGACGGAGTACACACACGAAGAGATACTAAGCATCTTGAGTGGTCCTGAGTGGACGAGCGAAGAGCTTTAAACGGTATGCACGAAACAGCCCAAGGGCTTTATCATTCGTTGGAGAACCAGCGGTGGTCATTCCTAGACAGAGGACGTACAGCTTCTGAGCTTACACTTCCTTATGTCTTACCACCGGACGGTCACAACTACGCTACTAAGTACTACACACCGTACCAAGGTATCGGAGCTAGAGGTGTACTGAATCTTAGTAGTAAGCTATTGCTTGCACTGCTTCCACCTAACGCTCCATTCTTTCGTCTTGTTATAGATCGCTATGAGTTAGACAAAGCAAAGGAAGACCTCGGTGTAGAAGGAGCAGAACAACTACGTACTGATTTAGAGAAAGCATTAGCTGATGTAGAGCGTAGTGTATCACAGGAAGTAGAAGTACAGAACTTCAGGAACGGTATCTTCCAAGCGTTAAAGAACTTATTAGTTACTGGTAACTCTTTGTTATATCTCCCTGATGAGGGTGGTATGAGAGTGTTCAAGCTAGATCGTTATGTCGTGAAGAGAGACCCAATGGGTAACGTTACACACATAGCAGTTAAAGAAACAGTAGCTCCTATGATGCTTCCTGAATCCGTAAGAGAGGAAGTATACAGACAAGAGAAAGAAAACAGTTGTGATCTGTACACAGCTATAGTTAGAGAAGATGACCACTTTAATGTATACCAAGATGTCAAGGGTATGCTCATCGAAGAAAGTGTGGGTAAGTATCCGATTGAAAAGTCCCCGTGGCTCCCACTACGTTACACCCAGATTGATGGAGAGGACTACGGCAGGGGATTTGTTGAAGAGTACCTCGGGGACCTCAAGTCGTTGGAAGCACTTACAAAAGCGATTGTTGAAGGTAGTGCAGCAGCTGCGAAAGTATTGTTCATGGTCAACCCGAACGGTACAACAAGATCAAGAACATTAGCAGAAGCACCCAACGGTGCAATCGTACAAGGTAGTGAAGCAGATGTATCGGTGTTACAACTTAATAAGTTCAATGACTTCCGTACTGCTCAAGCTACTATGGCTGGTATAACAGACCGATTAAGCCAAGCATTTTTACTGACATCTGGAGTAGTTAGAGATGCAGAACGAGTAACAGCTGAGGAGATAAGAATGCTCAGTCAAGAGTTAGAAGCTGCATTAGGTGGTCTTTACTCTTTGTTATCACAGGAGCTACAGCTACCCATCGTCAGTCGTTTAATGGATAAGATGTCTAAGAGTAAGAGATTACCTAAGATACCAAAGGACATCGTTAAACCTACTATTGTTACAGGAGTGGAAGCTCTCGGTCGTGGTAATGATCTGAATAGATTAGATATGTTCCTTGCAGGAGCGAACCAAGTAGTAGGACCACAAGCCGTCACTCAATACTTAAACGTATCTGATTACTTCAAACGCAGAGCTACTGCCTTGGGTATCGAGACGGAAGGATTGATTAAGACGGAGGAAGAAATTCAACAAGCTATGCAACAGCAACAGATGATGGAGATGGCACAGAAACTCGGAGCACCCGCAGTCGCACCTGCTATCAATGCCGCACAGGAGCAGTACATGGCACAACAAGAACCACCTCAAGAGGAATAACAAATGGCTGAATTACACCGAGTAGAGATAAATGAGAAAGCACCAAGCGAAATCGAACCCGAAACCGAAGAGAAACCCAACGCCGAAGAACAACCCCAAACCGAAGCGGACATACCGCAAACGGAAGACCGCCCAGAGTGGCTCCCCGAAAAGTTTGCGTCAGCGGAAGCAATGGCTAAGTCGTACCTCGAACTGGAAGCGAAGCTTGGTAAACCTAAAGAAGAAGTTTCTGAAGAAGGTGAACAAGTTGAAGAGAAAGCTGAGAACAACGAAGAACAAAGTGAAGAGAATGTTAGTGAAGCATACCAAGCGGTTGCGGAGGCAAGTAAAGAGTTCTTTGAAAACGACGGTCAACTTAGTGAGGAAACTTATAACGTATTAGAGAAAGCCGGACTACCACGGGATTTAGTTGACAGCTACGCCGCTGGTCAGCAAGCATTATTAGCATCTGAAGAAGGACAAATCAAAAGCGTGGCTCAAGGCAACTACGATGCGATGGCTGAGTGGGCGAACGAGAATTTACCACAAGAAGAAATCGATGCTTTTGATGAGGCGGTTACCGGGGGTACAATTTCGCAAGCTAAGTTAGCAGTTCAAGGACTGTACGCACGTTATCAAAACGAAGTGGGTGCAAAGCCTAAGCTTACGC